TGGTTTTCGGTTTCGTTTCGGGCTATTGCGTGGGGTTGTGGGTTGGTGGTTATGGGGGTCGGGCAATACATTGGCGGTTGTTGGCTGTTTTGGGTATGCTTTAGGGTGGTATTTAGTATTGAGTAAGGGGGTAATATCATTTTGAAAAAATAGGGACCTTAATGGGCTTTATTTTGAATATTTTGGATTCAGGTCTAAATTAAGCCGTTTTATACCCTATTTAATTTAATTTTATAGGAATAATTAATTTAATTTTATTGAAATATTTTTCATAATCGTAACATTTTTTTGTTTTTATCGTAACAAATCGTAACTTAGCGTAACAAAACGTAACAAATCGTAACACATGATAAAGAAGAAAGAAAACTGCGAATATTGCGGTGAAAAAATGGAAAGCGTAACTGCTAAAAAAAGGTTTTGTTCTGAAAAATGTAGAGTGTATTTTTCTAGGACAAAGAGTGTTTTAAAAAATGAGCCGCAAAAACAAATAATCGGCTCAAATTTTGCTTCTAAATTAGAAAAAGAAACCTCTATTGCAAAAACTAATATAGAGCCCCCATCTGGACTAAAAGGAATGGATTTAATGATTTGGAAATCTGAAAATAAAAATAATTAAAAATGAAAAGATTTATAAGTTTTAGTGGAGGTGTTGAGTCTACTACAATGTGTTTGCTTTATGGCAAAGGTGCTACTGCAATTTGGTGTGATACTGGTGCAGAACATGGCGAAATGTATGAAAGAATCAATAAAGTTGAAGATTATTTAAAAGATTTTCACAATGGTGAATTTAATTTAATTAAAATAGGGGGGGGAAAATTGTATAAAGGCGAATTATACTCTAGTTTAGAGGATTTGATAGTTGCTTGTAAGGTTATGCCTAGCCAACAAATGAGATTTTGTACCAATTATTTTAAAGCAGCGCCAATAGATAAGTATTTAAAAGAGCAAGGAGAATGTGAGCTAATGATTGGATTTAATTATGATGAACAAGGCAGAACCGGTAGTCTAGAAGCTATGAAAAATGTAAAATATACTTATCCTTTGATTGCAGATGGTTATGACAGAAATGACTGTGAAGAAATATTGAAAAAACATGGTATGCACCCTAATTTCCCTGTATATATGATGCGAGGCGGATGCAGAATGTGCTTTTTCAAAAGCGAAAAAGAATACAAAGCCATGTATCATTTGAATAATAAAGAATTTATGGAGGTATTGGAATTTGAGGAAAAAATTCAAGATAAAAGGAAGAAGTTTTATTCAATAATGGGTAATGGTAAAAGACTTAGGGATTTAATGACAGAATGTGAAACTGAAAAATTAATGTTCCCAGATATAGAAAAATTATATAAATCATTAAAAAAAGAAACAAGCTGCGGTGCGTTTTGTCATAGATAACTTATGAAAAACTATAATCTAAGATGCAATTACGAACAATTAGTGGTTAATCTATCTCTAATTGCAAACGAAAAGGTCAAAAACCTGAAATACCTATCCGACTACCAGCTTCTTTGTAGGTTGAATGAGCTTCTTATAAAGCTTAATTTAATACCATTTACAACTGAAGAATTAGAAATGGACCTTGTATAAAAAAGCCCCCATTAAGAATAATAGGGGCCCTAACTAAATTAAACCAAAAAACACACATGAGAACTGTGTAAAATTATATTATTTTTTTGGTTTTTAGCACATTTTTAGTTGAACACTAAATCTTTTTTTGCAAATTTTTCTTTTAATTTAATTACTAGGTCTATATATATAGCTCTAAATTCTTCATTTGTATTAATTAAATCATCAAATGACTTGCACGCATACATTACTGTTGTGTGGTCATATTTCCTTGTTTTACTTGTTGCTATAGTTTGACCAATTGAAGCAAATGAATTACCCATCATTCTAGCTAACTTAAAATAAATAAACCTGTAGTTAACCACATCACGATGTCTACCACTATTTGCTAAACGAGCTATATCGTTACCAATTCTTTGATTACCGAATTTTTCTTTCATTACACTATCTATAAACTCTCTTAACATTAAAATAGGAATCTTTGGTATATCAGACCTTTCATCTATCATGGTTAAAACATGAGGCTCATAACCAATCTTTTCTTTAAATTCTTTTTTAAACTTTTCAATAATCTTTGCCTCCAATCTTCTTTTGTAAAGCAATGTTTCTGTTTCAACTTCTGGTCTTTCTAAATACTCATTTAACTCTACGTTCATTTTTCAAATTTTTTCTTTACTAAATTTAGTTTGTGTCTGTATTCTATTATTAAAGATTTTAATTCATCTCTTGTTGGTTTTGAAATTTGCCTAGCTTCTTCTTGCAGGTAATCTACAATACCCGGTTCTTCTTCTTCTAATTTTTTTTTATAAACATCAATATTACCTGATAAAAAACAATTGTCGTACTCAGATTGTGGTCGGCAATTCTGAGGCAACCATCTTGTTGCATAATTTTTCCTACTTATAAAGTGTCCACATTGAGCATCTTGCCATCTCATTAGCTTTCCAGATGTGTAACAAGCAACCATTCCATCTTTATTAGCATACCTGCATCTAATATACTGACTAAATATTGAATCTAAATCTTCAACTAAATGCTTTAAACTTTCATCATGCTGTTCTTCTTCGTATTTCTCAACTCTTTTAGATGTACTTTTTACTGTTGCACATTGCTTACACATTTTTTTAGAAAAATGATAATCTAAAGCACCGCAGGATATACAAATCTTTTTTTTATTAATTATTGTACTTCTCATTTTTTAAATAATTGTATAATTGGAACTAAAAATCCTTTTGACGTATCATTATCTCCGCCTTTTTTTAAATACATTCCATCTGTGTAATATTTCCTAAGTTTAACTTTTAATATTTCAACTTCAAATATAATAGCAAACCCAACCTCATCTATTTTATAAACCCAATAATCAGCATCAGTAGTTGCTATGCCAGATGGCTTACCTCTTGATTCATATTCTATAAAAACATTACCAGTTTTATGTGTCATTCGGTCTGTTTTTACTTCAACCTTTTTACCTTTTGCAAATATTTCATTTACCCAATCCTCACCTGATTCACCAAAATTTAAATCATGAGTAAAACTTGAAGAATACTTCATCTAATAAATACTTAAATTATTGATAATTTCTTCTTTTTGTTTTTCAGATAATTTTGGTAAAATATCTATTCCTCTGCCACAAATAATTATTTCTACAGAGTTTAATTCAACCTTAACATCATCTTCATTTTCATCATTAATCTCTTTTGCAGACCTTTCAATAATTTCAGTAAAATCAACAAGCATTTCCATGTTACCTGCGATTTCAAATAATTCGTTTTTGTAATTAATTTCCATTTTATTTATTTTTTATTAATCAATTTTTGTTACTTTACCATCTATGTATTTATATTTACCGATAAATACACCATTTCTATAAACTTCTATTATGAAACCTAGAAGCTCTGCTAGTTTGTAGATATTATCCCTGTTTTCAATCATAAAGCAAAAATACTATAATTAAATTAAAAAACAAATATTTTTTCATAAAAAATTTATTTATCTACATTTTTGTAATTATGAAAATTTATTACTTTCTTTGCATAAATAACTATAAATATGGAACCAAGAAAAACCCTTACAGAGCTATTAAAAATAGCATTAGATGGCAGAACTAATAGGTGGCTTGCAAATAAAACAGGTATTCAGGAATCTGAAATATCAAGGATTGTGTCTGGTAGACTAATCCCAACAGAGAAGCAGCTAGAGAAAATAAGAGCTGCGTTTCCGTACCAAGTTAATTTCTAAATACCTATAAAATATTGCAATGGCAAAGGATGCTTATTATTTTTCACATGATAGTAACTCTCAGGATGACCCTAAGTGTATGATACTTATCGACCAATTAGGGATGGAGGGTTATGGTATATTTTGGGCTTTAATTGAAAAATTAAGGAACGAAACCGACTATAGATTGCCAATAGCTTTAACCGGAAGTTATGCTAAAAGATGGGGCACTTCTAAAGAAAAAGTAGAAACAGTTATAAAAAACTATGAATTATTTACTGTAGATGATACACATTTTTTTTCAGAAAGATTATGTCGTTCTATGCAGAAAAAAACAGAATCTGCACGTAATGCAGCTAATTTAAGATGGGCTAATAGTTCTGATAATCAATTAGTTAATGCAAACGCAATGCAAACGCATAGCAAAAGCAATGCAGTCGGTATGCGAAATGATGCTATTAAAGGAAAGGAAAGGAAAGGAAAAGAAAGTAAAGAAAAGGAAAGTAAAGTAAAGGAAATTCTATACCGAGATAACATCAGTTTGCTTGAAAATGAAAATGAGAAGTTAGTTTCTGAATATGGGCAAGATTTCATAAATGCTTGTTACGATTTGCTATCTTCTTACAAGATTGAAAAATCTTATAAAACCAAATCTGATTATTTGACCATAAAAAGATGGGTTATTGATGCGGTCACCGAAAAAGGCAAGTTTAAGCCTAAAACAATTAAATTAAATACCGATAATAAGTTAAACGCTGAATTAGAAGAATACAAAAAAAGACAATCTGAATTAGGGCAATCTTTATAAAAACAAAACGATGCAAGTAACAATATTTGAAAACATATTCTCAAAGAAGCCATTTTATATCCCAGTAAAAGATGCTTTAAGTAGAATTTCTGATGGAAGAAGTAAAACACTGGTTAATGAGATTCGTGGAACATTGGATAAAAGCAAATCTCAAAAATTAAAATCAAACCTACCAAGCGTATGCTTTAGTGGAAAGTTTGGAGCAGATAGAAAGGATGAGCAAATTATTGAGCATAGCGGTTTTATTGTGCTTGATTTTGATGATATTTCTGATTTAAGAGAAAAACAAACGGATATAATTTCAAAACCATTTGTTTATGCTTGTTGGGTGAGCCCATCAGGTAATGGATTAAAAGCTTTGATTAAAATAGCTGATGGAAGAAAACATAGGGAGCATTTTCAATCACTTCAAGAAGTTTTTCCTGAAATAGATAAAAGTGGTATTAATCCAAGTCGTGTTTGTTACGAAAGTTATGACCCTGAAATTTATATAAACGAAAGTGCTGAAGTTTTTATTAAAATAAAATCAGTAGAAAGAAAATTAGTAAAGCAAGAGTCTAGTGGAACAGATTCGGAAAACTTTACCAAAATATTAAAATGGTTGACAAATAGAAACGATGCATTTGTTAGTGGGGAAAGAAATATTTACATTTTTAAATTAGCTTCAGCTTGTTGCCGTTTTGGTATTGAAGAAGATTCTGCAATTAACTTGATTTCATCAGAGTATACCGTTAGTAATGATTTTACTATGAGTGAAATGAAGAACGCAATAAAGAGCGCATATAGAGCTAGTCGTTCTAATTTCAATACAGCTACTTTACAAAAAGAAGTTTTAATAGATAACGTAACTAGAAGCGAAATAAATGTAAAGAAAGATTTTCAAGAGCACCAAGATGAGAATTACCGAATTGAAGATGTTGTATATGGTATTGATGTAAAAGAAAAGGCTTTACAGATTAATGAAAAAGGATTTGAAAAAGTTATTGGTATAGGTGTACCTGAAATAGATTTTCATTTTAAACCAAAAAGAGGAGAAATTACATTACTTACTGGTATTGGTAACTACGGAAAGAGTGCTTTTAAGAAATGGTATATACTAACTAGGATTTTATTGTTCGGAGAGAAGATAGCAACATTCTCACCAGAGGATACGCCTGCTGAAGAATACTTTCATGATTATGTAGAGATGTTATTAGGCTGCGAGTGTACTCCGTATAACCCAACTAGGCCATCTAATAAAGTTTATGAAGCAGCTTATGATTTTATATCAAAGCATATTTTTTACATAAGCGCAGAAATGTTATCACCAACACCTCAGTATGTAAAAGAAAAGTTTTTGGAATTAATCATACAAGAGAAGGTTGATTTTTGTTGTATTGACCCTTTCAATCAGCTTACGAATGATTATAAGGGATTTGGTGGAAGAACCGATAAGTACTTAGAAACATTTTTAGCAGATTGCGCAAGGTTTGCTCAAAAGAATGATGTTTACTTTTGGATTATTGCGCACCCTAAGTCAATGCAAAAAGATAAATCAGGTAACTATGAATGTCCAGATGTTTTTGATATTGCAGATGGCGCTATGTGGAATAACAAGATGAATAATATCATAGTTTATCATAGACCATTTGCGCAAATAGATACATCAAATCCATTAGCAGAGGTTCACTTTAAAAAGATTAAAAAGAAAAGTGTAGGTAAAAGAGGATTTACAACAATAGAGTATATTTGGAATACAAGAAGATTTTTTGTTCAAGGTAGAGATATTACTCAGGATATTTTAAATAAAAAGAATTACGATTTTTGGAATGGATGGAAAGGTAAGCAAGCAAAATTAAATTTGCCATCCAATTGGGATAACCAAGGCGTAATTGATGATGTTAGTCAAATAGATTTTTAATAATAAAACACAAAACAATGTTAAAATTACAGTTAATCGGAAATTTAGGTCAAGATGCAGTTGTCAACAATGTTGGCGGAAAAAATGTAATTAATTTTTCAGTTGCTCACACAGAAAAGTATAAAAATTCTGAAGGCGCTGAAGTTTCAAAAACAACTTGGGTAAGCTGTGCTTATTGGTCTGAAAAAATCAATTTAGCAAATTATTTGAAAAAAGGAACTCAGGTTTACTTAGAGGGTAAGCCAGAAGCAAAAACTTATTCTAACAGCGCAAATGAAGTTGTACCGCAATTATCAGTTAGGGTTTCTAGTTTACAACTACTTTCAAGTTCTAAGTCTGAAAAAGAAGAAGAAGTTCCATTTTAAATTAAATATTAATTAAATTAAAAATTTTAGTAGTTTTGTAAAAATGATTAATTTTATTAAAAATTAATTTTATGGCAAAAGCTACAGGAAATTCAACTAAACTAAACTTCGGGAAAAGAAAAGGCGGAAAAGCACAAAAAACACGAGGACCAAAACAAAAAGCCGTTTCTAAGTACCGAGGTCAAGGAAAATAACTAAATTAAACCAAACACACATGAACAAAAAATGCGCTTTAATCAAATCGCTACTAAAGGGCGATATCATCAATGTCAGTAATTCTATTAAACTTACTGGTTACAGTAATCCTGCTAGGGAGATACCAAGAGAGGTTGAAAAACCATTTGGTTGCGTTGTTAGTAGGGTTAAAATGGAAGGTAAAGACCAGTTTGGCAATTACGTTATGTGGTATGATTATCGTTTCAATCCTAGGATAGACGTTAATAGAGCTGCAACCAAGAAAATGAAAGAATATTTAGAAAAAGAAACAGGTAGATAAATGGCTTTTAAATCAAGTAAAAATAACCCAAGGCAGTATATAGGCAAAGCGGAGTTTGTTGGTGAAATAGAAAAAGAGCTAACACACTTGGTTTATGATTGTTCCTTGGATTTAGAAGAACGCAAGAAAAAGGTTATCACATTGGATTCGGCAGCAGAAGTTGCGGCCTTATTAGGCGTAAAGATTGATTCTGTATTTAAAAACCGAAAGGTTGGCAAAAGAATCAAGGCTATAAATGGGAAATACTATGCTGTTAGGGTTTTAAGTAACAAGTAATGAAGGATATTTATAAAAAATATTATCAAATGGGATTCTATTCTGGTAGAGAATACCAAAAGACCCAATTTAACATTTTATCCTTTTTTTTAGGCGTAGCGGTTTCTGCAACAATTAGCTGGTTTGTTTTATACTTATATTTTGTTTTATGATACATGAATTTTCAACTCCTGTAAAAGTGCATACACCTCATGGCGCAGGTGAGTGTATCTTATTGATTGACTATGGGTTAAATATAAACTCAGTTTGGTTAGTTAGGCTAAAAGGCGGTGTTGTTAAGCATTATTATTCTGAAGATATAAGAGTTTATGGAAACGCAATGAATGGCATGGGAATTGATATGGATATACCTCACAATTGGAAATAAATTAGTAATTTTACAAAAATTAAATTAAATGAAACAAAAATTCACACCATTAGGTAAAAGAGTTCTAGTTAAACTAGATGCTCCTAAAGACAGAACAGACAGCGGTTTGTATTTACCTGAAACGGCTCAAAAAGACTTCATTACTGGCGTTGTTGAAAATGTTGGCAAAGAGGCTGAAAATGTATCAAAAGGGGACAAAATCATGTTTGCTAGTAGTGTAGGAGTTGATATTGAGGTTAATGGGCAGCAACTTAGACTTATTCCTGATGAGCTTTATATTGACGCAATAATTTAATGATTTAACCCATTATTCAAAATGCCTTCAAAATTTTGGGGGCATTTTATTTTTATATCCTATAAAAAACTTAATTTTATACCATCTATGAGCGCACAACCGATAAACCATATTTTTCTTAATTTAGACAAGCCTATTCAAGATACAATCAAAGTAGGTGATTTAGAGTTATACTTAGACGGTTCATTCCGACCAGAATGGAACGCAACTGTTGTTGGTGAAATAGCAGCATTGCCAGAAAACCCTAAAGGAGAGTATTCTGAAACAATTTCTAAATTAAAAGTTGGCGATAAAGTTTTATTTGATTATTCAGTAGTTGCTGAAAGAAAATTTGAATCAGATGGAGCTTATTTTACAGAAGTTACAAAAGATAGCCCGTACTATCAGAAGTTTATCAATGGTAAAGGGGAAAAGTTATTTATTGTAGCATTACCCGGAAAAATTACACACACTTGGTCTGGAACTTTTAGTGATAGTCGTGGAAATTTTATTCATGGATGCCAAGGTTCTGAAAGTGAATTAAGTAGATGGAAGTCGCAATTTAGTTTTGGTGAAACTCAGCAATTCTTTTTTACAAATCTTTTAGATACCGGAACCGGTGATGTATGGAAAGCTTCGTATAGGGATATTTATGCGAAGTTTGATGGTGAAGAATTAAAAACAGTTGGTGATAGAATTATTCTTGAGCCAATAGATTTAGATATTCCAAAAGAAGTATTAACCCAAATGGGCATAGAGTTGCCGCAGAGTACATTCAAAGCAAGACTTGGAGATAGAGCTAAGGTTATTTCAGCACCTGAAAACTCTGGTTTAAAAGAAGGTGATGTTGTTGGATTTGAGGAGAAGTATTTGGAGAAATACGAATACAACGGTAAAAATTATTATTTAATAAAATCCCGCAGAGCGCTGGGAATTTGGGAGGAAGAAGATGCCTTATAATATAAATGACATATACAATCAAATGTTATTCATTGTTCGTAAAGAACGTGGAGTTTTTGTAACTGTAAATGAAGCCATGCAAACGCTAGATAATGCACAATTAGAAGCTGTTGAGGAGTGGTTTTCAACTTACGGTACAACGCAAATAATTCATGATGCGATAAGAAAGCTAAGGGTTCAAAAAAGTTTTACATCCGATTCTACTGGATTAGTAACTTTTGATGCCGATTACTTGCATTTAATTGGTGGAGCTTACACTGTTAGTGGAAGTACAATTAACAACGTAAGGTTTTTAAATGAAGATGAATTAGCATTAGCTTTAAAAAGTCAATTAAGAGCCGTTTCTACAAGTAATCCTATTGCAATTGATGCATCAGTTGGGTTTAGATTATATCCTGCTGCTACACAATCTGGTTTTTATAATTATTTAAAAAGACCAGCTACTCCAGTTTTGGGTTATACTCAATCAGGTAGAACTATAACTTATAATCCGGGAACAAGTACTCAATTGGAGTTTACAGACGTTTATATTAACAATATTATATCAAGAGCGTTGAAGTTTTGGGGTATCAATATGGCTGAACAAGATATTCAGCAATTTGCTCAGGTTCAAACTCAAGAAACTAAATAAAAATGGCAGGCACTACTAAATATTTAATGGCTGAACAAATCTTAACAAGATTAGCTGGTGGTTATAGAGATAGCAACCAGCCTGTTCAAATGGAAGA